GCAACTCCGGGAAGCATACCTTCATCTTTCATATAAGCTCCGTTCCTTGCAGAACGTCTTGCCGCATTAGGAACAGCAAACAGCATATTTCTGAGATGGGGATATTTTAAACGGAAATATCTAACACAAGAACATTGTATTTTATGCTCTTCATTTTTGGGCTTACTACGGCTGCTTGCCACACAAGCCTTGGATTTCATCTCTTCGTATGTCATAACACTTCAACAAGTTTAAAACCAAGTAACATCAACAATTCGTTGAATTTCTCTTTATACCAAAGTGGCTGTGTTTCTTTGGGATTATTAGGGTTGACTTGGTTCTCACCGTATGGAAGCCCGGATTCAGTTATAGATTTGAAATGCTTATCTCTACCTTTTGATGATTTCCTTTTAATATCACACAAGATACCTTTCTGAATCGCTCTTTGATTAAACGCCTGTGCGCTGATAGACAGACCCGCTTCTTTGAGTAATTCAGTAGCAGATTTGAGTATTCCATGTGATGGAGTATAATCAGGGGTCGGCAACCCAAGAGGTGCAGCTATACTCTTTGCCAGCATCAATTTAGATGTATCGTTTAAATTAAGCGTCTTTATAAGCCATGTAGCTACTTTCATTTTGTCGGAGATGGTTGGCTGTTTCACTTCTGTTTTTACCGAAGTGATTATTGGTTCTGCTTTCCCTGTTTCCAACGCTTCCCATCTATCAATAATCTTTGCTCTAAGTACAACATCATAACCACTCGCTAACAATATACTTGCTTTTTTGTTAAGGCTGTATAATGTTCTTTGTTCGCCTTTTGCATCTTGATAAGAATCTTCTGTAATTACATATTGTGAACCTCCAACGCTAAAAGCAAAATTCAACAATTTCTTTTGTGTTGATTCAGATAGATACTTGTATTGAGTTCTATCTCCTCGATGGTAATCTTCTTCAACCAATCCAGATGTGGATTCGTTAGATTTCTTCAAGCTTTCTATCATGTTACGAATATCTCTCATAACATGAGCGTGTTGTTTACCTGTGAGTTCGGCAATTTCAAGCGAACTCATTGTTTGTTTTGATAAAATAATTTCTTTTGTTTTCATGTTATTCTTTTAATTAAAGCCCCGAAGCGTATTCTCCGGGGCACAACCATTCTTTACTAACCCTTGCCATTTATGTGTGGCTCACATTTATGAGGTGGTAGCAGGACTTGCACCTGCATGATAGGAGTTTTTCTTGGACTTTCACCAAGTAGTTTATTCATTGACATTGCGGTCTATTCGGCATTACCCGTTATTAACTCAGTGGTTTGAATTTCTTTTTACGGCTAACCGTAACACATTGACTTACCAACCTATCTATAAGAGCTTCACTTTAGCGTCTCTCGTTGTTCCGCCATACCACCATTTTCGCCCGCCCCATCTTCACAGACCGGGAAGGCATGTAAACAAATGCACTTAATCTATATCAAATCAGTCAACCCAAATTTAATTTTAATAGCATTGATGATGGCTTTATACTGTTTCTCGTAGATTTTTCCCGAATGTGTCTTCTCTACTTTCTTTTCAAACTCTTCAATGCTGCCACGAAAACACCCACAAGTTATTTCGACTTTATTATCTTTTGTCAAATATGCGTGAGTGTGGCGGTTGCATGAACCGAAACAATCAAATCCGCAATGATTGTTATCATTTTCTATATCAGCATTGCCGTACACCCAAGCATTGCCGGACACCCGAGCATCGCCGGACACCCGAGCATCGCCGTACACCCAAGCATTGCCGTACACCCAAGCATTGCCGGACACCTGAGCATTGCCGTACACCCAAGCATTGCCGTACACCCAAGCATTGCTTTCTTGGTCTAAGTTCTCATCTTTCTCAACATATCCTCCCAAATCACCTTCCTTGGCATATTTGAAAGACTTTGTACACTTAATTTGGAATAATTTAATTCCAAAAGTATTGAATACAAACTTGTCTGTAAGTTCAAATTTCTTTTCCATGTCAATCAAAATTAAAATTATCCTCACCGTCCGATTCTTCCTCCGGCATATCATTACCGAAATCCATCGGAATGAACCAATCTGAAATAAACTCTTCCATAACTAAATCAAATCAATTATTTTGGTTTTAACAATCGCATCCAATCTCATATCAGACAAACCTTGTGAAAGGTGTTGTTCCATCAAAGTGTTTGCCTCCTTTAAATCCTTTGCGCAAACCAAATTATAGTATTTCAATTCTTTCTCATTGCCGTTCTCATCAATCTGAGTATCTACAATGGTAGCCTTGAAGAATGGTTTGTCTTCTGTCTTTTCGTTGATTATCTCAATGATGTTTGAACGTGAAATGGAGAATACATCAGATTCCATATTATCAGATGCGTACTGTTCAAGCCCTTTGGCTTCCGCTTCTGCAAAAAGTGAACAGTCTGTAATGAAATGTTCTTTTACTTCTTTTTCAAGGCCTTCCTTGTTAGGTTTCATCACCTTTAACTTTACTTCGTAATACATATTATTCCTCCTTTATCTTACTACGTTCCTTAATCATCGCATCGGCTATCTGGTAAGCGGCTTTAGCCTGTTTTTCAGAGTTGTAGTTTATCATACTAACCTCTTTGGATGGGAAAACCAATGTTACAACTCTATTCCATAAAGTTCTTCTGCGTTTTGCTGTCATCATTATGCACTTCATTGCTTCAAGCGCAATATGATCTCGTGATATGTTGCTTTCCATAATCAGTCCTCTTCTTGTATTAGTCGTTTAATCAATTCTTTTTTCCATCCTTGAATAAATCCATTTTCATCAATATTCATAATGATGTAGTCGCCATATCCTTCATCTGCCGGACACATAATCTTAGGTACATAGCCGTCATAAGAAGCAATGGCGATGTGGTCTTCATCAGTAATATCACATATAAAATCATCGCATACTTTATAGTGAACATTGGCAGTTGTTCCTTGCGTCCAATTGACTATTTGTCCTGTCTCAATTGCTATAATAGGTCGCCAACGATAATGATCTGAATATATATTGTAATCAGCCTCTTCTTTTATTTGTACAGCACAAGGTATAAGAGGTTTACCTATGCCTTTACTCTCGCACAAATCAATGTCTCTCACTCCGTTAACTTCTGCGTCTTCCCAATAGCGGATACCTGCATCTACTTTCAGATAGACCGCCTCAAACTCGGTCGGTTTGTTGATTGTAATTTCCATATTATTTTAATTGATTAATAACTTGTCTTTTGATTTTCTTGCAGAGCTTCCCGACAAAACGTCCATGCTTCTCTGTTCCGTCATCGGGCAACTCGTTTTTGTAAGTGTTGAGCAACTTCTGGATGAGAAGCACTTCTTGTTTTGTCAAAGTAAGTTTCATGATAATAACCTAAAGGAGCGATTCTATATCGCAAAGTTCAGCATATAATTATCACTGTCATTCTTATAAAACAATATCAAGAAAGATATTGCCATAATGATAAAGGCACTAATTCGTACAATCATTGTTTTCAGATATGAAATTTGTTTTGTTCGACCTCTATCTCCATCAACTGAATCAAACGTTCTTCGTCTGGAGATGGGATATATATGCCACATTGGGCACTCGCGAAATTCCGAAACCTTTCAATGGTAAGGCTAAACTCTGTACTATCAAGGTCAGACGAACTTCTTAAGTATTTTAGTCTCCCAAGAAACTTGTCTTCTCTCTCACGGACGAAAGTGTCTTTGTTGCAGAGAATCTTGTAATAGTTCCGCTTTACATATTCCATCGTTTCACCGATTTGGCAACCGAGATAAGCAAGGCAGACATGAAGGTATTTGTTCTGATTTAAAGATCTTTGGGGTTTCTTTTCCGTCAATTCAAACACCTTCTGTTCCTTTATCAACTTCTCCAGCTTCGCTCTTGCCTGCTGGACGTGGAGAGGATTGGAGCCATCGTATTTCATAGGCTAAAATGGCAGATCATCATCCTGGGAAACACTCGGAGCAGCTTCTACTTCTGTGGAAGATGGATATTTATTAGAATCAACAATTTCTGATAAATCTGCTATGATGTATCTTACACCCTCTTTTCTCTCTTCTCTCTTAGGGGCACAACTCATAAAATGAGTATAAGTAATATCTCCAAATGTAGCAGGTTCTTTCCGCTTGAAGATTGCGAAGTTTAAAAAACATCTTTCCTTACCATCTTTACACTTTACTTTCTTTATCAATTCCTTTGGAATGTCTGATAAACAAATACTTCCTCTTAACATAATCAAATGAATTTAAATTTATAACCTTTTATTTTTCTATTATCGTCATCTATCGCAGCAGTCATACATGACCTACTTACCCTTAAAAACTCTGCGGCCTCTTTACCACTGTCAAAAACTCTCATAAGCACGTTCAATGTCGGATGAAACATGCCAACTGGCTTATATTTAGTTATAGAAATCCGATATCCCCTTGTACCATAATTTGCATTATATTTGTAAGTACACCATTCCAAATTCTCAATAGAATTGTTTGCCGGATTCTCATCCTTGTGATTTATGCAAGGATAGTTATTGGGGTTAGGAATGAATGCCTGTGCTACAAGTCTATAAACAAAGAATTTCCTGTTTAAATTCCCCTTACTGAGTTCAACCCTTGGCCTTCCGTCTTTTTGATAAAAAATCGTCTTCATCCTTTCAGGTACAACTTTTAATCCTCCTTTGAAGTGTGGCACATATCTTTTCAAACTTTTCACCCTGCCTAAATTGCTTATCTGATATAATCCTTCATATCCGACAATATCTTTCCATATCTCAAATTCTTTAGATATAGAACCACTTAAAATTGCCATAATTAATTTTCTATTTTTTCTTTTAATAAATACCTGGTTAAATCTCTGTATTCTGCCCACTCTAAAAAAGAGTGTAATAGATTCGTATTATCTTGCTCCATACCATCATAACGATAACATGTAATAGAAGGCTCATAGCGTTTCAATGGAAGTCCTCTGACATCATATCCATGCTTATCTTTGTCGTATCCTTCAAAGATGAACAAGTCAAAGTGAAACACGTCTAAATTGAATAGCTGGAGATAAAATCGCCATTGGCAAGAATTGATGTAATCGGCATCGGTAGGATAAGAATATTTAGTCTTAATATCCCTGATCTCCACACCATTCACCATATCGGCACATCCTGTTATAATAGCATCTCCAAAATCCTTATACAGTCTTATCTCATGAAAAGCATTCGGGTATTCGTTACGATAGGAAAGCGCGGTCTTGCATTGTGCAATATCCATAATCACTTTATCACCTTCAATGTCAAAGGATCTACCACAAGGAACAGGCTCTTTTTGTTCTTTATTATAATGGAGGAAGGTACGTTCTCCTGCATCTACTTTATCGCATTTCGGTGTACCTTCTTCCACTATTTTATGAAATGCCTGTCCAATTTTTGTATACACATTACCCGTGAACTTGCCTGTTATACTGTCAATAACGGATTGCTCCGTTATCTCATAGTTGGCATAATCGCTTTGCTCTATGTACTTTCGGAATGCTTCTAAAATTGTTACGCGAATTAGCGGTATCATACTTTCACGAATAACTTTTTATCTTGATCGAAAGTGAATCCTTTTGCTGCAAGACTCTTCTGCATCTCAGAAAAGAAGGGTACTCGCATAATTTTAGGTAATAGCTTTGTAGCCTCCATCAAGGCAAGAATATCTTCTTCGGTCATTGCGGCGGCAAGCTGTTCACGTATTGCGGCAAGCTGTTCGTTAGCTTTTGCTTGCGCTTCTCCTTTTCCTTGAATCGATATCTTCACTTTCGATATAATGTCAGACATACATGTATCAAACTCGGTTGTTCCATAATCAGGTATTACCACAGTTCCAAGTCCTGCTACATTTTTGCCTACAAAATTATCCAACGGTGCAAATGAAATAGAACGTTTCCCATTTTGTATGAATACATATCCAACTTGGTCAGCTATCCTAACAAGCAGGTCTTTTGATTGCCCTGTGCAATCCGGAGAGTGCTTTATCACATCGCCGTCTGCCGTTTCCTTGTCATGGCATATAAAAACAATGTCAGAACCATTCGAGCGAAGAAAGTTGACGAACTCTTTAAAGTCCTCGCCCATCTGCCCGAACCGTTTTAAAGTATTTGTTTTCAATTTATAATTATTGTCAATAGCATATTGACTCAGATAATCGTCTATCATTGATTTGGCTGTATCGACAACTATTGTTTTGTAATCTTTCATAGATTCACGTTCTGAATCAATATCTTTCCAACATTTAGCCATTATGGTATCACAACGTTGTACTGCGCGGTCTGCCCCCCTGTCGCAATCTATCAATAAAGGATTATCCGCTGTTGTAGCTACTGAGGTTTTTCCACTTCCGGGGACTCCATATAATACAATAATTACAGGACGCTCCGGTAAAACATCATTTTTCTTAACTATAGGCATAATATTTAAATTTTAAAATGATTGCTTTTACCAACACAAAAAAGGCAGGTCCGCAGTCCTTACAAAGTTCCGCTTCCTGCCATGATATATCTCCACTTCTTCAAGCTCATTTTCAAGAGAATCAATTTCTTCATTGATAAGTGCAATATATTCAGCCTTACTGTCAGCATTGAATGTGAGCATTACCGCTTCTTCACTCATTTGCTGAACCGTGTCAAGCTCTGAATAAAGCTTATCAAGTTCTGAATTAATAGATGATTTACACCTCATACTTTCTCCAAAAATTGCAAAGGGAGTGAATAAACAGCTTTTAACTTAGAAAATTTGACATCTGCACGCCCATCTTTAATTTTAATAATCGTGCCTATCAGCGTATCGCCAATTTCACGGACTTTATCACCTTTTTTCATAATAACTACGTTTAAATATTTGTCCGAAAGGCAGGAATCGAACCTGCTTCTTGTGGGGTAATGAGACCTACATAAAGAATATGATTATTATTAAATTACCACATACATTCCATAATGCTACTTTCGGAGGATGTTCATACCTATATTCACATACCGGCATGAACGGATAATATTACTAACTAAAAAATAGATAGAGAAAATATTAGTCACACTCTTTCAGTTCATTGTATGTCAGGACTACCAGTCTTATGCACAACAGGAAGATAATGGAAAATATAATCACAGATACGCATTTTACAGGACTTTCCGTAACTATCGCACCATAAATCATCCCTAATGAACATAAGGCGGCAAATAAAGACATGATAAAATTGGCTGTTTTCATTATATTATTTTTTGGAAGTTCTTGTATTCGCTTCATTATGTTAGATACTTCATCCGCATCCACATAGCCGATTATATCATTTGTTATTGGAGTGTTATAGCAAATTCCATTATTGTCAAGAACTGCAACCTCATAAGTATCAATACCGTTGGAATAAAACAAAGTGCCTTTTAATACACTTACTCCATATCCGTTCTCAAACTGCATTATAGCATGCTTTGCGTTCATATATTCCTCACGGATAGGAGAAGGTAAGAGAAAGGCATCTTTAGCCATTTCATGTTGCTTAAAAAGCAAATCCTTGAATTGTTTTAGTTCATTCATGTCATTTAATCATAAGTTTGTTCCCCTCAACGGCTTAAACCGGTTGTTACCCCGAATCTTACGGGAGGGGATATATTAGACCTTTCAGCGATACTTGTGCCTAACCAAGCATACTTCTACGCTAAAGACAAATTGGCGTGCTGAAAGTAAATTTCATTTCAACTTCGTGGCTTTACCACCATCAGACATTTACAACCATTCGACCGTTATCGTCTTATCTTCGGTTGCTATCGGTGTCAATTCCGTTCCACTTGCACCCACCACTATCTACCATCACTGGCTTCGCTTCTGTGCCTGCGCAGAAATCATATATAATAATTGTACGGTTTTACCCATACATTATTTCTATTGTATAAATAAATATTTCAAAGAACTACTAATTTGAAGTTTCGGTCGGAGTTGAACCGACTTTTTTGCTACATAATAAGGTAAATACCTTTCCCGCCCTGTCCCGAAACCTTCTCAGATATACACTTATCGTTCAAGCATTTTTACTATATCTGATTTTCTATACCTTCTTCGACATCCTACTTTTGTATATGGAATATCGCTGTGCATTACATAGCTTATTGACATGCTTAACATTCGGGCTACCTGTTCTGGAGTAAGCCATTCATCTGCTTCTTCTGTGACAACTTGTGATACAATAGTCTTGATGTCCTTTTTCATCAACTTGTATATCTCCTCAGCTAATATTTTCACTTCGTTACGCGTCATAAGCTATTATTCATTTTACTATTACAGTAATCGAGAAACTACTTCACAACTTCTTGCAGCCTTAACGCTATCTTCCTATTCTCTTCTGCAAGTTCTATCGCACGCTCTATAATATCGAATCGTCTTGTCTTGCCTTGCAGTGCATTACTCACTGTAACCTCTGTTGTCCCACAATCTTTGGCTATGATTTTTGTATAGCCTTTGGGTAAGAGAGGGCGCAATGCCTTCAAATTCTCCATCAGATTCAGCATATTCGGTTCTTTTCTATTCATTTTTACGCTATTTTACTTGGTTTATTTATGAGTTATCAAGTATTGTTTGTAACTTTATAGTGCAAATATAAAGTAGGATTTATATTTAAACAAGTTCTCTTTATACAAAACGCATATTATTAACATTATTTATAAAGCATACTTTATATGAATACGGAAAAATTGAAGGTTTTATTTGAGAAAAGTGACGATAAATACGCTGATTCTCAAAAAATTGGAACTACCTATCAAACTATGTATAATATTATATATAAAGGTAGCGTGTGCAAAGTGGACTTGTTGCAAAAGATAGCCTCTTTTTATAAAGTGCCAGTTGGATATTTCTTTGATGAGGAGCCAATATCATCAAATGAAGATATAACAAACGAACTTAATATTGCGTATCAAGAAATTAATAAATTGAAAAAGGAAATAGAACTTCTTCGTTTAGGGAAGAGAGGTTCCACTAAAGTTGTCGTTGAGCTTGATGTGGATGATGACGAGTTCATTAAAATGGGATTAAAGGATAAGGTTATTCAGATATTAAATAAGTAGAATTGTTATATGTCACAGCATTTTTTATATGACTGAATTAGTTACATACATATTTGATTTTTTGAATAAGAATCAAGGAGCAATAACTTTTATTGTTTTTGCAATTCTTGTTGGTTACTTATTAGTGTGTAAAATGAAGGAAACTGATAAATTTAAATCTTATGCGAATTTCATATTTTCGATATGTGCTTTAGTTTTTAGTGTTTTATCTATATGTTATTCGTTCCCAAAAACAAATCTTGGACTTGATTATATGGGAGTAATATTTGGTGCATTGGCGGTGCTAGTCACATTCTCTGTTGGATGGCAAATTTATAATGCAGTAGAGGTGAAAAACGAAATACAGAAAATGAGAGATGAAAGGGAGGCTGCAAATGACTTAATTAACAAGAAAATCGCATCCGCAATTGAGGACGTTTGCAACTACGCCGCCGACATTTCAGAGCTTACTACTAAATCGCAATGCAACAATGGTGATTATATAGTTTCAATCATTACCATCTACAATAAATATAAAAAGATTGGTAATTCAACAATGGTAAACATTGCAAAGTCACATCTGTATAGTTGTCTTGAGACATTCAATCCTCAATCCCCATATTGGAGTGATTCTGCTTGTAAATTGAAGCAAGATGATGTAATAACTATTAAGAATGATATAGATAGCAATCGTAAGGACGAGATGTTAATACTCAATGGTCTTATAAAAGAAATATCCATTCAAGATAGATATAAAAAGGAGGATGATAAAAATCATTCTACTCCCCCAACAGAAAAGGACGAACAATAACTTAAAACCTTATAACTATGAATGAAAAACTAAAAATAACCACCAACGAACAAGCGTGGGAGTACCTGCAAAAAGCAAAGCAAAATTTGAGTAAGGATGCTATGACACTTGAAACTGCAAATCCAGAATTTGTCAAGATGAGCCTTAAAATGATTGACGAGGTGCAGTATTACCTGTGCCCCGGCAAAGAACAGAATGAGCTATAATCCCAATTCTAATGAAATAGTATATAAGCAATGAATAATGAATACAGAAACAAAATATAGAGTTGCTTCGTGCCTTGTGGTGATGAGCTTAATATCATGCTCAATGAGCCTTATTGCTTTGTACATTGCAATACCTCAAATACCCAATAATACGTATGATTATAATGGCGCACTCGTAACAATATTGTCTGTTCTTGTAACTCTGTTGCTTGGATGGAACATATATACAGTGGTAGATTTTAATAGAAAAGTCGAAAAGGCGGAAGAAAAAGTTGGGGAAGAGATTGAAGTGATAAAAGCAGAGAGTGAAAAGTTAAAGGATGATTATTTGGAACTTGAAAATAGTTTGAAGTATATGCAATCAGATATAACATTTACATCTGTATTTAACTATGCAATGAAAATAGATAAGGAAACGACTTTTGTTCAATATGCAATAGATGGGTACATAGATGCTTTAAATGTTGCTATAAAAGATGGATTGAATAAAGATAGAATTGATGTAGTTGTAGATTCACTTTTTACGATTTTAGATAAACCAAACGATTCAAAATCATTGATATTACCAAATATGACAAACGTCTATTATTCTGTTGTGTCGGAAATTCCAAAAAGAGGGGCTTCTAAACGAACTTTAGGTGATTTAATATTAAAATTTACGGAAGAGGAATATATACCATTCCCATCTGGCTATGTACATATTATGAGTGATTACCATCCTGATTTCATTCAACAAAAGCATAGTTGACGCTTCATCCATAAAATAACAAGCAAGTACCCCAAAACGGTGTAAGAGAATAAGAAAGCGAAATAACTAACTCAGTAAAAGCAACATTATGAGAAAGATTCTATTATTTATGCTATGTGTAACCTCGTTGGCTTCTTGCAGTGGAGGAATTGAAAAAGTATGTGTTATGGGGATAAGAGATAGAATCATATATGTTGATGAGAATAAATACGAATTACTACTTGAAAAGTTTAAACAGAAAAAGAAGAAAAACGTAATTGAGGTGATAAAATATGTTATTGAGATTATCACCTCTGCGATATCCAAACTTTGATATCAATAGTGTCCTCTGAATTCGTCAAGTATTTCAGGATGCTTTTCGTGGATATATCTTATAAAATCGTCCACACCTGCATAATCGTTCTCTATTTGTTTGTCAATATCAACCTCAAAATGTTCGCAATGGAACTTATTGACGTATATATTGAAAAAGGAATATTTGATAAAAGATTCAAGAATGTCAATCTTATGTTGCAGAGAAGCGACAAATTGAAGGTCTGACAAGTTCTGTTTCGGTTCTTGTTCAATGTGACTTGCTGATTTAAATGGATTTTTCATAATTCGTTCTTTGAAATGTTTACAATCGGTTATTAATGACTATCTTCCCCTTCCAACTCTTGTTCTTGGAAGATTGTATTTCTTTACAATATCTTCGTAAGCAGAATACGCTAAACTATCAACGTGCTCGTTATACTCATTACCGTTGTGCCCCTTCACCCAAACAAAACATATTTCACGAAGCGATGCGGCACAATGATGATAAAGGCTTATTAAGTCTAAGTTCTTTTTAGGCTTCTTGCAGTTCGTGAAACTTGTTATGCAATATTGAGAATCGGTATATACGGTTAATGTAGCTCCTTTAGGAACAGATTTAACAGCACTTATTATGGCAAGCATTTCCATGCGGTTATTCGTAGTGCCAACAAATCCTTTTTTAGACTCTTTTATTATTACACCGTCTTTAAGTATTATATAGGCAGAACCGCCTTCTCCATAAGGAGATATGTTATCACAGCTACCATCTGTGTATGCTTCATATTTAAGATTTGTTTCTTTCATTGTAATTATATTAATAATGAGTTATCTATTAAATAATAACCTGCTTTGATTTGAGGTAGGGGACTTGAGCAAATCATCCCCTTACCCGTAGAGAGTGTTTTCTCTCTTGCGGTTCGGGAATGATTCAAGAGAATGAGCCCGTCATCTCGGCTTTTTCGTCTCGGCTCTGAATTGGGTGCTTCCAATCTCGGCTTTCAGCTTCTACAGAGTTGGTTATCTCGTAACCTGCACCTGCGCACCAGTCTGCTTATTTCAATCGACTGCCTTCTTTCGTGCATCCCCTCACGGGCTTTCACCGTGAAGCTTCGGAAGGTTGTTTTAAATCTGTTATTGGTCGAACGTATTTTCCCCGATAGCCCTGCTGTATCCAATTCATGGAAAGCATACAATAACCGATTGTATGGATTTAATCTAACTAATAGGAAAGAAAAAATCCGTTGCTAAAGTAGAGCGGCAACGGATTTCCAAATATAAAGAAGGCTCACGTTTGAGCGATTGTTTAATCATATGTCTGTTGCCGCTCTACTTGCAACGGATGCAAAGTTGCAAAGTATTTTGCGATAAAAAAACAGCCGATTATAGGTTGTTAACATATAAAGATAAACGAACAAGAATAGACCTGTAAAAAAACAAAAAGTTATGACATATAAAAATAGTTTAAAACGAATGTATCGGCTAAAATATGATACCGATTAAAAATAATTACAAATTAAATTACTGATTATCAGGTATATAAATATTAATGTTGTAATCGCAGCGGAATCACTTTTACAAAACGCTGATTACCAATAAGATAATCAGCGTTTTCTCTTCTAAAGCAGCTGGAAAATATAAAGTCACTTGACCCACTATTATACTCCTGATTGACCCATCAAAAAAATATGAGATTTAAGTAGAAAAAAATGCATTTTAACCCGGATCAGTTTCAGTTATAATTCTTTATAGCAGATACTACTTTTTTTTAGCATTAATCTTTCTTACAGAATCTCCTGTTAGTTCAATTTTGTGTGCAGTATGTACAATTCTGTCCAGGATTGCATCTGCTACCGTAGGATCACCAATTGCATCATACCAACTTTCGACAGGAAGTTGGGCTCAGTTTGAAAACTTGGGGGAATTAGTTAAAAACACTATCTTTGTGGCATGAAACAGAACCTTCAACCCCC